AAAATAAAGATGAGTAAAGAAGAAAATACAGGTTGTTTTGAAGCATGGTTAGGTATAGTAATCTTTTCCATAGTAATGATATTAATAATGATGATAGAATGATTGAAAAAGATTTAAATAAAAAAATTGAATTTGAAAAATTCCGTGAAGAATGGAAAGAAAATTGGTATGATTATTATCGTTTATTAGACATAGATTTTGAAGCATTTATGCTAATGAAAGGATTAACAATAGAAGAGTATAAACATTTAAATAACGAAGAATTATGGAAAAACATGTTGTAGTTTCACTATCTGGAGGGATGGATTCCAGCACATTATTGTTACGTTGTCTTAAAGAATATGACACGGTAACAGCTATTTCATTTGATTATGGACAAAAACATAGAGTTGAACTAGAACGTGCTCAATCATTAGTAGATTATATTTCAAACCAAGCTCTTTCTCCTCTTACTTATAGAGTAATTAAATTAGATGGTTTAGTAGATTTACTTGATTCTGCACTTGTAACAGGTGGGGATGAAGTACCTGAAGGACACTATGCCGAAGATAATATGAAAGCAACAGTTGTTCCAAATAGAAATAAAATATTTGCCTCTATTACCCAAGCTGTTGCTCTATCAATTTCAAATCAAACAGGTAAAAACTGTGATATTGCACTTGGTATTCATGCAGGTGATCATGCTATTTACCCTGATTGTAGACAAGAATTTAGAGACGCAGATGATGCTGCTTTTAGAATAGGTAATTGGAATGCTGATAGTGTAGGTTATTTCACCCCATATCTTGAAGGTGATAAATTTACTATCTTACAAGATGGGGAAAAATTATGTAAGTATTTAGGTTTAGATTTTGATGAAGTATATTCACGTACAAATACAAGTTATAAACCATACCCTAGTGGAAACTCAGATTACAAATCAGCTAGTTCAGTTGAAAGAGTAGAAGCTTTTCTTAAATTAGGAAGACCTGACCCTATAACATATGAAGATGAAACAGGACCTGTAGAATGGGAAACAGCAAAAATATATGTTGAGCAGGTACTTTCAGAGTATGAAAAAGAACAATTAAATATAAAATAATGAATGTAAAAAAGATAGTTGATAAAATCTCATTCCAGTTATTAGCTACTAATAAACATGAAGATTATCAATGGTTAACAAATTATATAAAAAAAGAAATGGAACCAAAACAAAAATTTCAATCAACCAAAATATTTGACGGATTTAGTACAGTGTTTCGTCAATGGAGAGCAAAAGAAACACACTGTAGTTATTTACATGGATATGGAGTATCATTTAAAGTAACATTTGAAGGTCAACTTGATCATAGAAATTGGGTTTGGGATTTTGGAGGTATGAAAAGAGCTAAAACCCAAATTGACGGTATGTCCCCTAAAGTTTGGATGAATTATATGTTTGATCATACTTTAATTGCTGCAAATGATGACCCAGAATTAGATTCATTTAGAATGATGGATGCACAAGGAATAATTCAATTAAGAGTAGTAAATGATACTGGTGCAGAAAAATTTGCTGAGTATATTTATAATAAGTTAAATAGTTTTGTTGAAGAAGAAACAGATGGTAGAGTAAGAGTTACCCAAGTTGAATTTATGGAACATGGAAAAAACACAGCGATTTATGGAGAATAATTACTGGTATGTAACTACAACTTATAGCAATTTTAAATTTAAATATATTTTAGTAAAATAATATGGAAAGACCTTTAGGAAGAATAAAAGATTATGATAAAAGATTACCTGTACTAGAACTATACAGGTGTGTTCAATCTGAAGGGAGTAGATTTGGTAGACCAACTATAGCAGTTAGAACAACTGGATGTACACATAGGTGCTATTTTGGAGAAGAAGGAGGATGGTGTGATAGTTGGTATACTAGTATACACCCAGAAAAAGGAACATTTAATTTTAATGATATTATTAAAATATATGATGAAAATCCTCATGTAAAAGAGATGATGTTAACAGGTGGTTCACCCACAATGCATCCTAAGTTAGTAAATGAATTAACTCATTTTGCAAATCAAAGAGACATTCTTATTACTATTGAAACTGAAGGTTCTCATTTTCTTAAAACAGATTTCCCTCTAAATCTTATTTCTTTATCTCCTAAATTTTCTAATTCTGTTCCTAAATTAGGTGCTCTAACACCTAATGGAAAAGAAACAGATGAAAGAATGATTAAACAACATAATAAATTAAGATTAAATTATAGTGCTATTAGAAAAACATTAGATTACCATACTGATTATCATTACAAACCTGTTTGGGATGGCACTGATAAATGTTTAGAAGAAATAGAAGATTTTAGAATTAAAATGGAAATCCCAAAGCATAAAACATTTATAATGCCTGCGGGTGATACAAGAAAAGAATTAATTAAAATGTATCCTTTAGTATTTGATTTATGTGCTGAACATGGTTATAACTTAACAGGTAGAGACCATATAATAGCATTTGACACAGAACGAGGAGTGTAAAAATATAAAATATGTTTGAATATAATGCAACAGTAACAAAAGTAGTTGATGGTGATACTATTGACGCTATGGTAGATTTAGGATTTGGAACCTGGAAGAAAGTAAGAATTAGAATGCATGGTATTAACGCCCCAGAGTCACGAACAAGAGATTTAGAAGAAAAGAAAAAAGGTTTAGCTGCTAAAGCTAGGCTTACTGAACTCTTAGAAAATATGGATAATAAATTTATATTAGTGTCTTATGGAGTTGGAAAATTTGGAAGATGTTTAGGAGATATCCGTGATACTAACAATCAATCTATTAATAAACAGTTAATAGCTGAAGGTCATGGGAAAGAATATTTTGGAGGAAAAAGGTAAACATATTTGGATATTATTAAAAAATTTTTTATATTAACATAAATAAGTTATTAAATGAGCGAAAAAAACACAATCGAAAAAAAATTTGTTAAAAAATATGAATGGGTAGGTGATGTTAAATCATATAAAGAACCCGAAGACAACGAACATTCATTAAAATATAATGAACCTAATAGAGAATATGATAAAAATTATTCTCCTACAAAAAAAGACATTGAAACATTTCCCGATTTACAAAATGGACCCTCTTCACTTATTCAAGGTTCACCTGTAGAAATTCAACAAGTAGGAATTCATAATTTTAGATTACCTTTAAGATATAAAACACGAGATAATGGTGATATAGAATTAGAAACTAAAGTAACAGGAACAGTATCATTAGAAGCTCATAAAAAAGGAATTAATATGTCTCGTATTATGAGATCATTTTATGAATTTAAAAATGATACTTTTAGCATAGATAAATTAGAAACAGTATTATCTGCTTATCAAGATAAATTGAAATCTTTTGATTCTAAAATAGCACTTAAGTTTTCATACCCTATAATACAAAAATCATTAAGATCAGATAATGCTGGATACCAATACTATGATGTTACCTTAGAAGGTGATTTAAATAAACAAGGAAAATTAAGAAAAATCCTTCATTTTGATTTTGTATACTCTTCAGCTTGTCCTTGCTCTTATGAATTAGCTGAATTTGCTAGAAAATATAGAAATAAAGCAACTGTATCCCATTCACAAAGATCAGTAACTAGAGTATCAATTGAATTTGATGAAATGGTTTGGATTGAAGAACTACAAGAAATGTGTATTAAAGCATTGCAAACAGAAACTCAAGTAATGGTTAAACGAGAAGATGAAATGGCATTTGCGGAATTAAATGGTTCATATCTAAAATTTGTTGAAGATGCTGCTAGGTTACTATATGAGCAATTGATAGAAGATAAAAGAATTAAAGATTTTAGAGTAATATGTTCTCATCAAGAATCACTCCATTCACATGATGCTATTTCAGTTATGTTAGCTCCTGACAGTAATTTTAGTGGAGATATTCCTCATGAACTGTGGTCAAGTTTAATACATATTTCTTAAATTATATAAATTATGCAAAAACAAAAACAAGAACCAGAATTATCATTACAAGAAAAGTCTGATCAAATAACACAACAAGAATTAGAAAAAAAAGAAAAATATGTTCCATTTGTAAGTGAAGTAGAAGAATTTAATCACACAATGGGTAAACCTAATAATTATGAACCAAAAATCCCTGAAAAAAAGGAGTGGCAGTTTGTATATGACTTCATCCTTGAAGAGCTCGAAGAATATAAAGAAGCCTGTGAAACCGGAAATATTACTGAAGTTCTTGATGCTTTATGTGACATTGCCTATGTTTCGTTGGGCAACGGCACTATGTTACATGGTCTTAAGGATCAAATATGGCCCGCGTATCAAGAAGTACAAGCAAGTAATATGTCAAAAGCTTGTATTAACGAAGAAGAGGCACAAGAGACCGTTAGGGTACGTTCTGAAGAGCAAAAGGAACCGTGTCACTATGAAAAGGTTGGAGACTATTATATCGTCTATAGAACACGTGATAAAAAAGTAATGAAAAATATAAATTATTTTAGACCAAACCTAAAACAATTTTTAAAATAAATGTATAAGAAGTGTTTTGCCGAATATAAAAGTTATAATAAATACCTAATCCATTTATGGACTGATGAGGGCTATTCAACTACAGAATGGTCCTCTCCTGCTTATATTGAATGTGATGAAAGTGAAGCGGAGTATAAAGGTCTAAATAATGAACCATTAAAAAAGATATATAAATGGAAAAGAGATATGGATGGTCTTCATTTTCATGATATGTCACCTTATCAAAATTTTTTAATTGATAAGTATGGAATTAATGATGAACCATCAACTACCCATAAGGAAATATTTTTTGATATAGAGATTGAAATGGGAGATGCTTTAACTCCTGAATATATCCAATCTGCACCTAAAAAAGTTACTTCAATTGCTTGGTATTTTAAACAAGAAGATGAATGGAAAATTATAATACTAGATCCTAAACAACAAATTCAACCAACAGTAAACGAAAATAAAGAAATAATTCCTGTTTATAATGAAGAAGTATTATTATCTAAATTTCTTACTTATATGAGGGAATTAGACCCAGATATTCTTATAGGCTATAATAGTGATTATTTTGATATTCCTTACTTATATTATAGAATAAAAAATGTATTAGGTGAGGAAATGGTAGAATATTTATCTCCAATCCAACAAGTTAAAGAAAAACGTAGTTTTAGAACAGGTGAAATTTATGATTCTAAACAACCTATAGAGATAGCAGGTGTTGAATCACTTGATTATATGCGTTTACATAAAAAATATATTTGGGAAGATGAACCAAGTTGGAAGTTAGATGCATTAGGTGAAAAATATGCTGGTTTAAATAAAATAGAATACAATGGTTCTTTAGATAGATTATTTGAAGAAGATATTGAAACATTTATAGAATATAATTTTCGTGATGTTGAAATTTTAGTTGAATTAGATAAAAAATTAGAATATTTAGCACTAACTAAAAACCTATCTCATAAAGGTAAACATAACTATGGAGAAGTATACCATAATACAGTTACACAAGATGGTGCTATTTCAGCTTATTTATTATCTGAAGGTATAATTCCCCCACCTAAAGAAAAACACCAAGAAAAGAAAAAAGGTTATGCAGGTGGTTATTTATTTTGCCCTAAAGCAGGTATTTACAAGTATATGTTTGATGAAGATTTAACTTCACTATACCCTTGTATTATTATGTCTTTAAATATAGGTAAAGAAACAATGGTAGGCAGAATTATAAATGATACTTTACCTGAAAACTTAAAGTATAGACCTTATATGGATACTGAAACAGGCTTACCTATACCTTCTAGAAATAATTACTTAGGTTTAAATGATTTAAAGAAAAAAGACCCACAAGAAAAACTTACAATTGAAAATGCTAAAGGTAAACGTACTCAAATTGAAGTAGATGCCTTAATTAATTTAATTGAGGATATGAAAATGGCTGTATCTGCAAATGGTACATTTTTTAGAACAGACAAACAATCAGTATTATCAATTATTTTAGATAAATGGTTTAATGAAAGAGTAAAGTATAAAAACCAAATGAAAAAAGCATATAAAGCAGGTAATGCTGAATTAGGTGCTTCGTTTCATTTAAAGCAATATACAATGAAAATTTTGCTAAACAGTTTGTATGGTGCAACTGCTTTACCTTCATTTAGATACGCAATGAATAAAGCAATATTAAGTGAAGCAATTACCTTAAGTGGATGGAGAATTATCCAAGAATCAGCTTTAGCAGCAAATAGACATATTAATAAACTAATGAAAACAGAAGTATAATGGCACTTTCACCACAATCAATTAGAAAAAATGTTCAAGTTAAATTTGATGATGTTATAGTAGATAAACAAACTATAATTGAAAGAAGTGAATCTTGGACAGAAAAACAAGAAATATTATTTAAAAAATTCCTTAAACAAGGAGGTAAATGTAAAATACAAGGTGTTAAGATAGAAGTAGTTCCACCTCATGAAGTACTTACCTCAAAAGGAGAAAAACCAAGTGGTAAAATGGTAGCACCTGGAATTGATCAAAGATTTTAAACTAAAACAAATAATGAACTTCCAATTATACTTATGTATTCAGATACCATTAATAACAGCCATATTTTGTTTAGTAATTTACCAACATAGAATTTATTATAAACAAAAAAAGTTGGTTAAAGAAATGATAGAAAGAAACAAATACTATAAACCAAAACAAAGATGAAACATATAGAAGACGTACCGTGGATGATTTGTGATGAAGGTGATGTAAACTACTGTGCTTATGTAGACACAGATAGCAACTACTTTCATGCTGAACCTATCCTAAAGCACTTCTATCCTGATTTTGATAAAATGTCTGATGAAGATAAGGATGAAAAACTTGAAAAAGTAGCCCTTAAATATCAAGATATTATTACAGATTCTTATAACACATTGGCTAAAGAATGTTTTAATGTTCCTACTCATAGACTTGAAATGAAAACTGAATGTGTAATTAGATCAGCTTATTTTAGGAAAACTAGAAGATATGCTCAATGGATTACTAAACAAGAAGGTATAGTAAAAGAATCACTTGATATAAAAGGTCTTGAGTTTAAAAAAGCAAACTTTCCACCTGTATTAGGTAAATTTTTTAAAGAGATTTTAATTGATGTTTTAAAAGGCTCTACACAAACTGATGTAGATCAAAAAGTTAAAGAATTTAAAAAACAAATATTAAATGGAGAAATACCTTTAGTTAAATTAGGTAACCCAACAGGAGTAAAAACATTAAACAAATATATGGGGCGTAAACCTAAAGCAGGTGAAATGTTTACTCAAATGACTAAAGGTGCTCCTGTAAGTGCTAAAGCAGCTGCTGTGTATAATGATTTAATTAGGTTTTGGAGATTAAATACTAAACATTCTTATATAGCACAAGGTGATAAAATTAAATATATCTATTTAAAACCAAACCCATACCAGATAGATACATTAGGGTTTTTAGATTTTGATTTACCACCTAAAATAGAAGAGTTTATGGAAAAATATGCTGATAGACAAAAAATATTTGATGCTATATTACTTAATAAATTAGAAGGTTTTTATGATGATTTAGGTTGGTCATTAAATTTAAACCCATATAAAGACAAGTTTTTTAATTTTAGTTAGGTTATTTAATAAAAAGTTATTATATTTAAATATGGTTAATAAATTAGTTTTACAAAGTGTTATAAATAAATACTACCTTGGTGAGGTAGAATCTGTTAAATGGAAAATTCAAGATAAAGTCTTAACAATAGACTTTATGTCTATAAATAAAGAAGTAATAGGAAATATTACTCACACTGATATTGATATTGAAGATAGTAATTTAGCAATTTTTGACACTAAAAAACTATTAAACCTAATAAATATCACCTCAGGTGATTTATTAATTAATCTAGAAAAAACAAAATCTGTTTATACTAAACTGTATCTTGCAGATAGTGATTTTAATTTAACTTATGCCTTATCTGATCCTTTACTTATAGCTAAACCAGGTACAGTAGATGAACCCAAATGGGATATGGTTTTACCACTTGAAAAAGAACAAGTAGATAATTTAATTAAAGCAAAATCTGCTTTAGCAGGTGTAGGTAATATGACTTTATCCCCTGATAAAGATTTAGATGGAGGTGATTTATGTGTTGTTACTTTTGGAGATGAACAAGGCCATAACAATAAAATTGTTTATAATTTGCTAGGTGACATAAGACAAGCAGATGTAAGTATCCCATTTAACTCAGATATGTTTAAAACTATTTTAAATGCAAATAAAGATCTAGAAGATGGAACTTTATATTTAAGTTATCAAGGTTTACTTAAACTAGAATTTAAATCTGAAAACACTACAAGCACTTATTACATGATTCGTAAAGAAGAAAGTGCTTTTTGATATGTATTAACAAATAACATTGTAGCTAGAGCACAAGTTATATTTTTATAAACCCGAGCAGCTAAGGCGCTCACAATAATTAATGATATGAGTACATTAGAACACACTCCTTTCGATATTTTATTTCGAAATTTTTTCAAAGCAGATGAAGCATTCGCTCCTGCATTAAATTCAAAACAACCACATCCTTTAAATATCTTTTATGATGATCAAGGCCTTCATTTTGAGGTAGCCTGTACTGGTTTAACTAAAGATGATATTAATATTGATATAGAAGGAAATGAAATTAAGATTCACTATCTTAAAACAGACCCTGAACCAAGTTTAGAGGGTTATATCTATCACGGTTTATCAAAAAAATCATTTAGTTTAGGTTATAAAATAGCCCCTAAATTTAATATTGATTTAACTGAAGCTAAGTTAGAAAATGGTTTATTAAATATTTTTATTCCATTAGTTGAAGAAGCTAAGAAAAAAATTATAAAAATTAAGTAAGTTTTATTTAAAAAAGCGTGCTCTAGCGCAATTTTATTTGTACATTTATACGAACAAATTTAAATTTAGTTATGCCAAAAACTACAAAAAGAGGACGTCCCTCAAAAGACACACAAACACAAAATTCATCTTATTGTACTATAAAAGATCCATTAATGGAACCCTTTTATATTTCTAAAGATGCAACAAATTTCACTGTAATAGAAAAATCAATTTCAACTAGAGGGTTTGCTGGAAGGAAAGCAACTGGAAAAGAAGTAGAAAAAGTAGTAGGTTATTATACAAGTTTTAAAAATGCTTTAAATAAAATAGCAAAAGAAAAATTCCATAATAACCCAGGTGAATTTAGTTCAATACAAGATTATATTAATTCTTGGGATGAAGTAAAAAATGGATTAGAAACAATGTTAAATAAAGTAGAATTATGAAATTAGAAGCACTATTTGATGCAGTTATAGTTAAACCAATAGAGGAAGAAGAAACAATGTATGGCTCTATTGTAGTACCTGATGCAGGTAAAGATAGAAATGAAAAAGGAACTGTTGTTGCAGTTGGTCCTGGTAAACCAACAGTAACAGGAACATTTTTAGAAACTATAGTTAAAGAAGGAGACGTAGTAATTTTACCAACAATGGGGTTTTCTAAATTAGAATATGATGGAGAAGAGTATTTTATAGGACCCGAAAATCAAATCTTAGCAAAAATAAATACAGAAGAAAATGAGTAAAAGTATTAAATTTGGAGCAGATGCTCGTAAAAAACTAGTTAATGGTATGGATAAAGTAGCTGATGCTGTAGTAGCAACATTAGGCCCAAATGGTAGAAATGTTGTTTATACAAATCAGGGTTCTGTTCACTCAACTAAAGATGGAGTTTCAGTAGCTAGACAAATTAGTAAATTAGAAGACCCTATTGAAGATTTAGGAGCACAATTACTTAAACAAGCAGCAATTAAAACAGCTGATCATGCAGGTGATGGAACAACTACCTCAACTTTATTAGCACGTGAATTAGTAAAAGGTGGATTAAATCGTTTAAATGATGGTGCTAATGCTGTTGAAATTAAACGTGGAATTGATGCTGGTGTAAAACAAGTACTTGAATCACTTAAAGATGGATCTGAAAAAATTACATCAGAAGAACAACTTCAACAAATTGCTACAGTTTCAGCTAATAATGATGAAGAAGTAGGTAAATTAATTTCTCGAGCAATGGAAAAAGTTGGTAGAGAAGGGGTTGTTTATATTGAAGAATCAAAAACAGATGAAACATATCTTGAAACAGTAGAAGGAATGCAGTTTGATAGAGGTTATAAATCACCTTATTTTGTAACTAATAATAACACAATGTCAACTATCCTTAAAGATTGTTATGTATTAATTGCAGATCACAGATTTACACAAGTAAAAGAACTACTTCCTATTTTAGAAGGTGTATCACAAAAAGGTAAATCACTTTTAGTTATTGCTGAGGATATAGATGGTGAAGCTTTAGCTACACTTATTGTAAATAAAATGAGAGGTACTTTAAAAGTAGCTGCTGTTAAAGCTCCTGATTTTGGAGAACGTAGAAAACTTATCTTGGATGATATAGCTGTACTGACAGGTGGAACTGTATTTGATAAAGATAAAGGTATGAAACTTGAAAAGTTTAATTGGGAATGGTTTGGTGAAGCAAAAACAGTAACTGTAACTAAAGAAAAAACTACAATTGTAGATGGTCAAGGTACTGAAGAAGCAATTACTAAGAGAGCTGAAGAACTAGAAGAACAAATTAGTAAAGCAGAAACCCCATTTGAAATGGAAAAATTACAAGAACGTTTATCTAAATTTGTAGGTGGAGTTGCTCTTGTTCATGTAGGTGGAAGTACTGAAACTGAAATGAAAGAGAAAAAAGACCGAGTAGATGATGCTTTACATGCTACCCAATGTGCTTTAGCAGATGGAATTGTACCAGGTGGTGGAGTTGCTTTATTATATGCTCGTAGAGACATTGATTCAAAAACAGAAGCAACTGATGATTTTAATTATGGTCAAAAAATTGTATATGATGCTTGTGGTAAACCATTTGAATATATTTTAACAAATGCCGGTTATTCTGAAGCAGATGCTAAAATGATTGAAATGAGTGATTTGAAAAATAAAAAAGGCTTTACAGGATATAATTTAAAAACTAATTCTGTTGTTAATATGAAAAAAGCAGGTATACTTGATCCACATAAAGTAACTAAAAATGCACTTTTAAATGCAGCTTCAATTGCAGGTACTATTCTATTAACAGAATGTACAATTGTTGATAATCCTGAGGATAAAAAAGAATCACAACCAATGATGGATCCTTCA